AAAAAATAAAAAACCTGATGGCCCGAAGGTTAACACTCCTCATCATATGCGCCAGTATTACTAGCAATTATCTTCACGCCTGTGCTCACAGGTTCTCTCACACAAGTTATAATCCCAATTTAGCGATTAAACTTGTCAAGGCTCCCATAGGACCTCCCGATGCATAACCCTAAATACCGGTGGATACTATTGAAGGTAAGACCTTTATAGCATCATTGATGATCGCTTTCGATCTAATTCGCTCCACTTTCAGAGGATCAGCCGTTACGACTGGTTCTGTTGCGGTCACGAGAACGGTATTTAAGTTCATGCTGGGCGTTCCCTCCAAATGATATACGTACTTAATTTCAGCACATACAGTGTTTTGGGGAAGGCCTTCGAATCTTAATAAAGTTACTTCAGTTCCCTTTATGATCATAGCATCGGCCGAATCGGCAGCTTCCATGTCTGGAGCGCCGGAACCGCCGTCGATATACTCATACATACCACCTCCAATATATTTATTGATAGTTAATTTGGAATTAACTGATGCCGAATGGAAATTAAATGCTTCTGGCGTTATGGGCATGCTTGATACAGTACACCTATTTGTAATAAGGTTCTGCATCGTGCATTCCAGAGCACCGGGGAGAGATAAAATATTCGACGGCAAGCCTTAATTGGCGGTAATCGTATTAATTCCTACGACTAGCTGGGAGAGGCGGTAGTTATCGACCTGATTCGAATCTAAGAATGCAGGTCCGGGGATAAGGTTGATTGCTGGAACCTTCGCTCCAATCAATCTTCCTGTGCACTCAGTTTAATTCATTAAGTTTCGAATTTCATACCCAACCGATACGACTCGGAAATTGGACAGCTTGTCTTAAAGGACAGGCCTCGCTACACTAGCATAACATTCAGTTGATTATGCATATCTCTACATTGAAGTAGTGATATCAGCATCGTCAATCATGTTAACCAATGAGAGAAAGGGATGGGGAATCAACATCACAGATGCATTACCAGCTTGGTTGCTTCTGAGGGTGATAGTTCCTTCTGTCTTAAAGGTTGTTGTTGGATATGAGTAAGGATCGGGGATCTTTACACCTTGGGCTTTCGGGTCAAAAGGGTTTTTGAGAGAAATCGACCACCGTTACAATGCGTCAGACTCAGAAGAATTCTTCTAAGGAGATTACATCGTTGAACTTTGTTTCTTCTTCTTCTTTTGTTGTTAAATCCTGCGTACGGGCAGGTTCCTAGTCTTGTTATTATTGTTCCTCTAATTCATAGATTATGCCCTAAGCAGACCCTTGTTAGGTTCTGCTGAACATCTCGTGAGGTAAAAGACTTAGATCGTAAAGATGTTGATTGATTTCAACCTTTTCACTTTCTAAGAATTATAACTCAAGATCCGTGAATTTGGATAGGGGAGACGATAAAAACTACCGGTAATTCCAGAGAGTACTCTTTCGAGCATCCTCAAGGACCGGAGTTTTATGTAACAGATATTAGATCTAGATGATCTTTTTCGACTAGGAAAGAGTTCTGAATCTTTTCAAACCTAAGATGTATAATTAGTTAAACTGATAATCCATTGCTTAAATGTCTTTCAATTTGATCACGCCAAAAAGCTCCCTTTTGGGGGATACGGCAGGTGATGTTGTTAAACACTTATGCTCGGCGATCGGCTTTTTACTGATTACATAATCTTAGGTGCGTACTAATCCATAATAAGATTTCAACTAAGGGAGGCTTTAATTTGCAGCCTTTGAAGAAAAGTTCTCGGACTCTACAGGACACATGATTCCTTCGATGATCGGCATGGATACAGATGTACCGTACATGCTTACCATAGATGCTTGTTTCATGAAATTTCTCCACATATGGAGACACAGTGACTTCTATGATAATGTGAGGCTTGGGGCAGAACTGGTATTAAAACCGAGACCACCCAAATTTGGATGGACTTAAAGATTTAAAAGGCCTTTGAGAGAGATACGGTTAAGATCAATTTTATTATAAAATTTAAACCTCGACCAATAATACTCTTCATGTTCTAACAGATTCAATCGCGACAGGGTCTCATGAAATTCATTCCACGATTCCACAGGAGTTACTTTAAACCGACGGTCTCTAGGTTAAGAGAGAGTCGATCCAAGTATGAAACTTGGATTGATTAGGGGGATATGTTCAAAAGTGATTTAATTTGAGCATATGTTCTGTTCTATACCTTATTTTAGCAGATTTGTTTTGTACAGTGATGAATTTACAGTGAAGTATTAAGATGAAGTTAGATTCTTCCCTGGTGAAAGGACGAATCCAACTTTATCAATTTCATCACGCCAGATTTCAAATAATCTGGTGTCAGATATGAAAAGGATGTCATCCCCGTTTATAATAACAGGGAGTTCCTTATAAGAAGGACAAGGAACATCAAGTTCCAAGCACCTTATTCTGACTGCTTTCGCAAAGCATATGAAATTAGCTGCACATAATAAGGGAAATGAGAGAACAGATCCCATTAGTTAGCCGTTGGTCTGCCAAGAACCATGTTCCATATGAGCTCCATCTGTGTTATACATTCCGGCGCATAATTTTGCGTCTTAGGGATAATACAATTTCTATTCATATAGATTGGCTCTAAAAGCATTCTTGATATTGCTCTCGATCTCTGGGAAGAAATCTAAAATTTCTTCAAAGGATTATTTGGTGAAATTGATAGATAAACCATCAGTTGCAGACTAATAATCACCTGAGGTGAAGAATAATTCACCTCTGAGATAGTTGGGAATTTAATTCCGGAGAAGCAATCCATCTAAGAAAAGACTCTAATCATTGGCAGAATATAATAAAGGCTGTTTTGTTAGAATAAACTATTTACAGTGGTTCAACCTTGCTTTGAGCTCTTTTTGTAGTTTTCTTGATAAGAAGGCAGGTATCGCACTTGATTTTGTAATTGTTCTAACCTTGAGAGGTTCCAATAAAGGGACCACTTGGGTACATCTAAAGAAGTCAAGATTAAAATCCTCATATCTTATTTTCTAAATAAAATTAGGCCAATTTACCCGACCAAAATCTTCAAAGATATGACCATTAATGCCATTATCATGTGTTTTTTTGGTTTCATAATAAATTGGTTAGGATAAATTCTTGAGTCTGGCATACTCAGTTAAAACTGCTCTTTGCCCTCCATCCCCTTTTGTAATTCCAAAATTGGAGCCAGCGCCACATTCCCAAATCTTTCTCATCTAAACGGCTCTCGAAGCCTTGTTTTTGAAGAGATATCTTAAAGACTATGAATCAATCTCAGTTGATTCATAGGACTTGGGTGCGGTTTCGCATAGGTTGACCCTATGTGAATTGACGGCGTTCTCAACAAAGCAGTCAGGAACTTTTCCACATCCTCTCTTAACACCCTAGAAAAGGGTCCAGGCCACCTTATACGCTTTAGAACCTTTCTTCGTAAGAAGGAAGATAATATTCCGTAATGGGGCGGACAAAGGATCATTTCCATTGGGTTTATTGGGAAGATAGGTATTTGCTTCTTATGCTCTGAATAATCTAGCAAGGGGTAAGGTAAGATGGTATTTAAACCACTTAACTAAAAGCGTGGTCCTTGAAGGATCATAAGCTTTGGTCTCTGCTGACCACGAATACAACAGCATTCTCTTTAAATTTACGAGAAGTGTCTAATGTAGTCGTTTAAGCCTGACAGCAGAGAGGAAGGGCATCATCGTTTCCATGAAAGATCTGAGTAATGAGATGATGAACATTGTTGTGTCCAGGTAGGCTTCCTGGATAGTTATAGTTTTAGGCGTAAGATGAATAAGTTCTGCATCAATTGGAATACTCTGAGTTGATTTTATGAAATCAAAGAGTTACTCCATGGGTGGGGAACGGACGATTCGAATCTTTGGGTTCGAATTAAGCTCATCGTCCTCGCGGGAGATTACCAAATCTCTTGTAGGAATTTACGCAGCAACATCTGATAAAAATTGAAAACTTATTTCAGTTTTTATTGGTATATTCTTGGACATTAATTTGTTCAGG